TCCGCCCCGTGATGCACTACGAGGTCAACCTCAACGTCCGTCCGGTGCGCCTTGGGTCCGAGATCTACTTCACCGGCGACCAGAACGATTACTCGGTCGTGTGGGAGTACACCCGGCTCGACGATACCGACGCGACCGACGCCTCGGAGATCACCGCGCACTGCCCCCGGTACCTGCCCAAGGGCCTCAAGAAGCTCGTCACCGCGACGAACCTCAAGGCCCTGTTCGCGGTCACCGGGACGGAAGCCGTCTACGTCTACCAGTACTATTGGAACGGCAACGAGAAGATCATGAGCGCGTGGCGCAAGTGGGTCTTCACGGCACCCGTGGTGTCCGCAGAGTTCATCGGCGGGTACCTCTACGTGCTGGTGCGCCGGGATGGGACGGTGTTCCTTGAACGGATCGACCTCGAGCCCAACTCGCGGCCCACCGAGCAGAACCAGCAGGTCTACCTTGACCGGCGCTGTGCGGTGACCGGGGTCTACGATCCTGTCGCCGACCGGACCACGTTCACCCTGCCGTACAGCCACTCGCCCTCGCTGGTGAAGCTGGTGCGGGGCAAGACGCATCCGTCGCGCCCGGGCTCCCTGATGGACCCCTCGCAGTACACGTTCCCGGCCACCAACAAGGTGTCCGTGCCGGGGCAAGAGACGTGGCCGTCAACCGCCGGGTCCAGCTACACCATGCGTGTCCAGTTCTCCCGCCAGTTCCCCAACGATTGGCAGGGCAACCCCACGACCACTGGGCGGCTCCAGCTGCGAACCTTCACGGTGGCCTATTCGAACACGGCCTACTTCCGCACCGAGGTGTCCCCTTACGGGGCCGCTGGGGTACCGGAGATTGAAGACGTGGTTCCGGCCAAGCTGGCCGACTTCACCGGCAAGGTGGTCGGCAACAACGAGCTCAAGCTCAACACGCCCGCCTACCACACCGGGAGCTATTCCTTCCAAGTCTACGGAGACGCCGCACAGGCGACCGTGGCCCTGATGAATGACAGCCATGTCGGCTCGACCTTTATCTCGGCGGAATGGGAAGGCTTCTACTTCAACCGAGGCCAAGGATGATCCAAGTCCACGATCTCCGTCACGTCGATCCTGCCGTGGCGGGGGCGTGGGCGGATCACATTGCCAAGAACCTGCGGGCCCAAGACCTCGACGAGATCGAGGCCATGGCTTCCGCCTCGCCAGCCGATGCTCTGCAGACGTCGCTGGCCCTCTCATCCCACGGCTATTGCGTCGTCGGGAGAGACGGTTTCCCCTGTGCCATGTTTGGCGCAGCCCCTCACCCCCTGCCCGGGGTTGGTGTGGTGTGGATGCTGGGCACCGACGGCATCCGCCGCGAGACCCACAGCATCGCCCGCCTGACCCGGCAGTACTTCTCAACCCTGAACGAGGCCTACTCCGTCCTCTGGAACTTCATCGACGCCCGCAACACCGTTTCCCTTCGGTGGCTGCGCTGGGGCGGCTTTGAGCTCCTGCGTGACGTCGAGTTCAACGGCCACCAGTTCCACATCTTTGCAAGGACCAACCCAAGTGTGTGATCCGATCACCGCGACCGTTCTCGCGGTTGCGACCTCGGCTGCCGGTGTGGTGGCGCAGGTCAAGGCAGCGAACGCCCAAGAGAAGGCGATCAAGGCCCAGCGCGAAGTGGTTCGGGAAGAGAACCGTCAGGTCGTCTCTGCCGAGCTCTTCGACCAGAGCCGCGCCGCGCGTGTCCAACAGGGACGCACGATGGCTGCCGCAGGCGAAGCTGGCCTGTCCCTCAACTCGGGCAGCATCCAGAGCCTGCTCACCGACATTGCCATGCAGAAGTCTCTGCAGGGCGACCGCTCCATCGCCAACATGGAAAGCCGCAACGCGCAGAGCAACGCAGAGGCCGAAGGGATGCTGTCGCAGATACAGAAGCCCACCGTCCTCGGTGCCGGTCTCCAGATCGCGAGTGCCGGTGCCAGCGCCTATTCGAGCGCCTCAAGTCTCAAGCTCCAGAAGCAGCAGGCCAGCGCCGACGCCGCCGCGAAGGCAACAGGAAAGTAACCCATGGCTGAACTCTCAAAGAACCGCACCCGCGTAGGGACGCAGGACCGCCCGGTCTATCGCCGGGACAGCATCCTGCCGAACCGGATGGGCGTCAACGACGCCGTCACCCGCCGGGACAATGTCGATATCCGCGCGGCTCGGCGAGGCGACGGCGGGGCCGATGCAGTGATGCAGCTGGCCCGTCAGGTGAACGGGGCCTTCCAAGACGTGGCCCGCTACGACGCCCAGAAGTTCGCCTACGACGAAGAGCAGAACGCCTTCAAGGCGGTCGAAGACCGGCGCAAGGGCCTCGAGCCCGATCCGGCCCTCATGGAAGAGAGCGCGGCCTACAAGTCGGCCTTCGCCCTTTCGAACGTGAAGGCCCGTATGTCGGAGCTCGAGCCGAAGGCCAAGGAGCGCGCCCAGCAGGTCATCAACGGTTACGCCGGGGCTGACCCAGAGGAACTCATGGGGCTGGTCGAGAAGGAGCTCGACGGCACCCTGCAGCAGGCGCTGCTGGACGAGCACGGTCAACCGATCGATCTCGGCTCGGCACAGGCCTATGCTGTCGCGGGTAGCCGTGTGGGCTCCCTGACGGACGCCGTGCGCGCCGATGCGCGTGGGGTGATCCGCACCAAAATCCAATCCAACGGCAAGAACGCCGAGGTGAACCGCGTCCTCGCTGCCGCCCGCAACGGCGAAGTGATCGACGTCCCGACCATGTTTGAGACGCTGGGCAAGTACCAGATCGACGACGACGCCAAGCGGGCCACCCTCGTGAACGTCCTTGAAATCCTCGAGAAGGAAGCTCCGGGTGTCGCTGCGGACCTCGCCGGTCAGCTGGCGGGCATCCCTGTGACCGTGAAGGCGCTCCGCGCTGACGGCCCCGCTGCAACCACCACCGAGACCCTCAAGCCCAGTGGTCGGCTGCCTATCGCTGGCCGTGTGACGGCCCGCATGGGTGACGGTCGGAACCACAATGGCGTGGACATCGACGGACGCATTGGCGACCCCGTTGAGGCCCCTGCCGGTGGCAAGGTGATCAAGGTTGATCGCAACCCGAACCAGCGCGCCGGTGTCCACGTGGTGATCGACCACGGCAACGGTGTGACCAGCAGCTACAGCCACCTCGACGGCACGACCGTTGAAGAGGGACAGGTGATCCGCCCGGGTCAGAAGTTCGCGACCGTCGGCAACACCGGCAACGTCAAGAAGGGCCCCAACGGGGACGGCAGCCACCTGCACTGGGTGGTCCGCAACGGGAAGAACACCGTTGACCCGATGAGCTTCCAGTTCCCCGAGTACACCGCCGATGCCCCTGTGGTCGAAACGGCGAAGGCTCTCGCGGCGGACAAGCCGGGTCTAGCGATGGTACTCCCTGCGGGGCTCCAGTTCAGCCCGGAAGAGCTCCAGACGCTCACCTCGCTCCGTGAGCGGGGCCTCGAGCGGCAGCGCACGATCTCCGAGCGGGCCGAGCAGGAGCGCCACGAGGCGACCCGCAACGACCTGTTCAAGGGCATCTTGGCTGGCAACTGGCCGAGCAAGGATCAGCTGAACAAGCTGGCTGCCTCTGGGCAGCTGAGTTACGACGCGGCCTACACCTTCAACAACCTCTACGAGAACGAGCAGCGTTCCAACCGTGCGGAAGCCCGGGCGGATGCTGACCTTGCCGAACGCACCGCCAACCGGCTTGCGGACGAGCGGGCAGCTGGCATCGCTCTCGATTGGAAGATGGGCAACGGCCCCCGCACCCGGGCAGAGTTCGACCGCTACATGAGGACGAACATCAACCGCCTCGGCAGCGGTGCCAACCGCCTGCAGAACTACAACGTACTGGATGCTGCCTTTGAGGGAGCCCAGCGGGACACCGTCCAGAACCCCGACTACCGGATGTATTCCAGCACGATTGGAACGTGGTTCTCGGGGGGTGGCAGCGGGATCGCCGCAGTGCGTGGCGGTGCAGGTGCCAACAGCGCCCAGAAGCTCCAAGCCCAGAACTCCTTCTACACGAAGGTGGTCGTCGAGCGGAAGGACCCGGCCACGGCTTTCAATGAAGTCGCCAAGGAGTTCAACCGCCCCGGCAACTCGGGGAAGGTGAGCCTGCTCCAAGACACCCGAAACGAACTCTCCGACCTGCAGGCCCGCCGAACGGCGGAACAGGGTCAGTGAAAGGATAATGAACTATGACGTGGACCGTTGAAGACGAAAGGCGGTATCAGGAACTCCTGCGCCGTGAAGCGGCTCTCGAGGCCCAAGTGCGGGGCGACCAAGTCCTGCAGAAGGCTGACGCCGCCCAGCGTCCTCAACGGGGCCCGTCGGAAGAAGAACAGAAGGCGGGGCTCTCGTGGACCCGCATGATCGGCGGCGGCTTTCAGGACATCTGGAACGGCGCGATGGACACCCTTGGCTGGGTCGGCGACGTCCGCAACAAGGCCTTCGGGGCCATCAGCGGCGGCTACCTCAACCCCGAGACCTACCGGAAGCCCAACGAGGTGAAGCCGATGGATCGCCTGCAGCTGAACGTTGTGGGCGAGAGCACGAACCCGTGGGAAAAGACGGGCCGTGCGCTGATCGGTTTCATGGTGCCCTACGCTGGCGCTGGCCGCGCCGTCGGTGCCTTCAAGACCGGCATCGGTCTCGCAAGCGCAGCTGGTCGATCCCTCGCGGCTGCCACGGCGGTGAACCTCACCGTCATGGACGCGACCGAGAACAACCTCGCCAATATGCTGCGGGATGACTTCGGCCTCGACAACGAGGTCCTCGATGCCATCGCCACCGAAGAAGACGACGACCTGATGGTCGGGCGCTTGAAGATGGCCCTGTCCAACCTGCCGCTCGATATCGCGGGCGAGGTTGCGGTCGAGGGCGCGACGAAGCTGGCCCGCCTGTACAAGGGCGTCCGCGCCAACAACGAAGAGACCAAGGCTCTCGTCGAGGCCACCAAGAGTGACATCAAGGTGTCCCGCGAGGCCGCGAAGGCAGCTGCTGCGGACAACCCGAGCAACACTCTCAAGGCCGTCGATCCGGCACCGGCCCCTGCCCCCTCGGCCACCACGGCTGCGGCAGCGGGTGGCAAGACGGTAACCGTTGGTGCCGACGAGGTCGTGGTGAAGGCCTCGCAGGTCAAGGAAGCCCCGATCACCACGCTGGACCAGTTCGTCACGGAAGTGCGGAAGCAGACCCAGCTGGTGACCGATCCGGCGCAGCTGACCCGCATTGCCGACGCCCTGATCAGTGAGCCCCACGAGGCCCTGACGTTGCTCAAGATCGACCCCGCCAAGCTGGACTATTCGGTCTACTCGGACCCGGCGGCGATCAAGGCGATGCAGAACAGCCTCGGCGATCTGGTCGATGAGATTGCCAAGCGCACCGGCAAGACCGGCATCGTGCAGTCCAACAAGGAAACCCTCAAGGCTGCCCGCCTGCTGGCTGCCCAGCCATGGAACATCAAGAAGCTGCTGGAAGGGACCAAGGGTCTCGCCTCGCGGCTCACCGCCGCCCGGATCATGGTCGGCTCCCACGCCCACAAGCTGATGGAAGCGGCAACTGCTGCGACCAAGGAGATCAGCGAGGGCGGTGCTGGCAAGGCTTACGCCGAGTTCATCGCCACGCTGGAAACCCACGGTCACCTTCTGGGTGTCCTGCGGGGTGCCGGTTCGGAGATCGGGCGCGGCCTGCAGTCGCTCAAGATGAGCGTGGACGTCGCCACTGCCTACAAGTCGCTGTCTGAGACGGCGGAAGAAGCGGTGCAGCGCGCGGAAGCTCTCAAGGCAACCCGCCTCGCCAACCTCGACAAGGCGCGTCAGGCCAAGGCTGATGCCATGGTCAAGTTCGACGCCACCACCGATGAAGCCATCGCGTTCATGAAGGACGTGGCTGACGGTCGGATCAACATGGACCGGCTCAATGAATTGGCGGCACAGGCCGGGGTCAAGCCCGAGCGCGCTGCCAAGGAAATGGGGCTCAACCATCGCGACCTGACCAAGGCCAAGAAGGCACAGGAAGCTTACGATGCGCTGTTCTCCGAACTGGAGACCGACGCTGGACGCCTGCGGCTGCTCAACCAGCTGAAGGACGTGAAGGGCGACCTGACCAAGCTCTCCCGCCTGACCACCCGCCGTCAACGCACGGGTTTCCTGCAGAAGGCCGACGACGCCCTCAAGGACACCACGGGTGCCCTCTTCTCGCCTGCCACCGCGATCCTCAACTTGGCAGGTGCCGGGTTCAACATGACGTTCCGTGGGATGAGCCAGACGCTTGCGGCCCTCGGGCTCAAGGCGACGGCTATGGTCACGGGAAGCCAAGAGGCTGCGATTGCTGCGCGAAAGCAGGCACTTAAGGCCTGGGCCACGTTCCACGTCCCGATGCAGGCCTTCGGCGCTGGGTTCTCCCACGCTTGGGCATCGCTCAAGGCGACGGGACTCGATGAGCTCTCGTTCGTCGCGGACGGGCTGAAGATGGATAAGTGGGCCAAGAGCCTGCAGGAGCGGTCTATCGCCACCGGCGAGAACACCGAGAAGCTGTTCCTCAAGGACGACTTCCAGAACACGCGCGGGTTCTCCGTGTCCCCCGAGTTCCTCAACAGTCTCGCCAAGGACATCGAACGGCTCCCCGCGCCGCGCCTCGCCCAGATGGGCATGGAGTGGTTCCTGCGCGCGGGCGGTGCTGCCATCAACACGGCAGGCGCTGCGTTCCGCACTGGTACCTCGCTGTTCATCAACGCGCCTGACCAGATCGCCGGGACGTTCGCGACCCGGATCGGGCAGCACACCGCTGCTATCGATATCGCCGCCAAGGAAGCCGCAGAGGCTGGCCTCGATGATGAAGCCCTCATGGCCTACATCAAGGGGCGCTCTTTGGAGCTCGGTGAGCTGATCGACAACGACATGATTGGGACCGACCCGTTCTACGACGGGATGAAGGACCTGATGGACAAGGCTGGGCTGGACTACGCCCGGGAAGTGAACTTCTCCGACGACATCGAGACCGAATGGCTGCGTAAGCAGTCGGACTCGCTGGGCTCAATCCCCATCGCGGGGACGCTGATCATGCCGTTCCCCAAGACGCCCCTGCGCGTCATGGAGCGGACCATCCTCGACTACACCCCGCTCTACGGCTTGAAGAAGTCGATCCGCGAGGCGTGGGCATCGGGGAACGCCGAGGTGCGCGGTGAAATCGCCGCCCGGTGGACCATGACGGTTGCCATGATGAGTGCCGCTTGGGGTCTGGTGTCTGGCGGTGCTGCTATCGGTTACGATGGCGGCTTCCAGAACTCGGCCCGCCGTGAGCGCGCGTCCTACACCATCCGCATCTTCGACGACGTCTATGAGTTCAACCGGCTCGATCCCATCGGGACGATCATCGGGTTCATGGCGGATATCCGCGAGGTCGGTGAGGAAGGGAAGGACAACCGGGAGATCGTGAAGATGGTCGAAGGCGACGGGGCTTATGCCCGGACGCTTGCGGCTGACATGGCGGAAGCCGTGGGTCTGGCGATCTTCAAGAACATCCTGTCCAAGGCATACCTCGATGGGCTCGAGCAGATTTCGGCTATGTCCGCTGCGAAGGGCCCCGAAGACTTCAGCGCAATCGCGCAGTCGTACTTCGCATCCCTCGGTGCCCGTGCGGTGCCCCTCTCTGGCGTCCAGCGCCAGTGGGAGAAGCTGCAGGACCCAACGGTCCGTCAGGCTCGTGGGGTCATCGAAGGGTTGGTGAAGGCGTCCTTTGGCTCCGACACCCTGCCCCCGCGCCGAGATCCGATCTTTGGTCGCCCTGTGGAGTTCCTCGCCGGTGAACGGCTGGTGGGCTTGAAGGGTGGCCCGGTGGATCATCTGGACCCGGTGAACAAGGAGCTTGCTCGGCTGTCGTTCGACGTCACCCCGCCCAAGTGGCGGCAGAAGGGTGTCGAACTGTCGAGTGAGCAGATGAGCCGCTTCCTCGAGCTTCGGGGACACACGGTGAAGGTCGAGGGGATGACCCTCGAGGAAGCCGTCACTGACTTCGTCCAATCGCAGGGTTACGCCGGTCTCACCGACGACGCCCGGATCGAAGGGATCAAGGACATCATGCAACCGTACTCGCGGGAAGCCATGAACACCTTGGTCCGAGAAGACGACAACTTTGCCTTCAAGCTCCTCGTGCAAGAGGTTCGCGATGACTTCCGGCTCAATGGCCGGGACATGACCGAACTCGCGCCCGAGGCCGAACGTCTAGCCAAGGAGCTCGGTATCAACCGAACGAAATGACCTACCTGCCCTCAGAGTACGTGGCGACGGCGGGACAGCGGGACTTCACGGTCCCCTTCCCATTTATCAGCCGAAGCCACGTCGAGGTGCTGGTCAACGGAGTACCCACCACCGTGCTGGAGTGGCCGAACGCATCTATCGTGCGTCTCGCGTCCGCTCTGGCCGGTGGGGAGTCCGTGGTGATCCGCCGGGTCACCCCCATCGACCAAGCCCTCGTCAAGTTTCAGGACGGCGCGATCCTCACGCAAGAGGACCTCAACCTCGCCGTCGAGCAGCTGCTGTACAAGCAGCAAGAAGTCACCGCCCTTTATGAGGGCTCCCTCGCAGTCGCCCGGGCCCGCCTAGCGGAGAACCTCGGGATCGTAACCGACCCCACCACCGTCGCGCAGGAACTGGCCGAGCTCGTGCTCGAGCAGCAGGTCCTCGATGAGTTCCGGCAGCGGGTCGCCGACATTGACCTCAACGCCGAAGCGATCACCTCGCAGGCCCTCTCCCTCGCCTCGACGGACGACCGTGTGTCGCTCCTGCGGACGGACCATGACACCCTCGTCGGGCTCGTGGACGCCCTGTCGGGTGGTGACCCGGGCACCGGCATTGCCACCCTCATCCAAGACGAAACCAACGCCCGCATCGCCGGGGACACCGCCATCACCCAGACGCTTGCCCTGATCGGGGCGAAGAGCGCGGACGGGCTGGCGTTCATCCTCGATCTGGCGAAGACCAAGGTCTCCCCCACGGAGACCCTCGCGTCCCGGTTCAGTGCCCTCGCGGCGTCCGACAGCAGCAACCTTGCCCTGATCCAGAGCAACGACACTGCCCGGATCAACGGGGACAACGCGCTGGCCTCGTCGATCAACTCGCTGGGCGCGCGGGTGACCACGGCGGAAGCCGGGATCGTCTCCGAGCAGAACGCACGGGTCGCTGGCGACAACGCCGAGGCAACCGCACGGCAGGCTCTTGCGGCCCGAGTGACGGCCGCCGAAGCCGCGATCACGACCGAGCAGACTGCCCGGGCGAACGCCGACAGCGCCTTCACCCAGACCCTCGCATTGCTTGGCGCGAAAAACGCAGGTGGCACCGCTTGGCTCCTCGACCTGAACACCGTGCAGGTGAGCGCCGGGGTGACCATGGGTACCCGGCTGTCGGGCATCGACACCCAGATCGCGAACAACGCCGCGTCCATCATCTCCGAGCAGACTGCCCGGGCCAATGCGGACAGCGCCCTGTCGCAGCAGATCACGACCCTGACCACCACGGTCAACGGCAACACCGCCTCGGTCTCGACGCTTCAGTCGTCGGTCAACGGCCTGCAGGCGCGCTACGGTGTGTCGCTGGACGTCAACGGCTACGTCACCGGGTTCGTTCAGAACAACAACGGTGCCAGCGGCTCGTTCACGATCATCGCGGACAAGTTCGCCATCGTGACCCCGGGCTCGGCCCCGACCGTTCCGTTCGAAGTCTCGGGCGGCGTGGTGCGGATCAAGGAAGCAGCCATCGGCACCCTATCGGTGACCAAGCTGACCGGCGGTTCCCTCGGGGCTGCGATCACGCAGAACGCTGATTGGACCGTGGGCACCGGCAGGATCATCTGGGACAACGGCACGTACATGAAGGTGTCTGGCGTCGGCTTCGGCACGAGCAGCCAGTTCATCGAATGGTTCGGCCCGAAGATGGCGATCAGCGCCTGCTCGGAAGCCAACGCGATCTCGTACCTCAAGACCAACGGCTCGGCCTACTTCGGTGGATCGCTGTCTGGTGGGGTGCTGCGTAACTCTGGGCAGACCTCGGACATCGGGTCAGCAGCCACGATCACCGTCGGGCCCTTCGGCTCGAATGGTCGCCCCATTCAGGTGGTGACCTCGTACAGCTGCACCAGTTCGTCCACGTCGAGCTATGACGGCACGGCAGCCGGTCGAACCGCGTGGGACAACGCTGTGACCGCTTGGGGCGCTACCGCCGTGAACAACGCGGTGGACGCCAGCAAGGCAGTCTCCTGCAACGTGGTCGTCCAGATCACACGCAACGGGGTAGCCTTCGCCACCCTGACGATCACCAGCGGCAGCGAGTCCATCATCGGCCAGCGCCCGGTCCCCTCCGCAGGGGAAGCCGGTTACCTGACGATCACCCGGACGATCACCGGCTCGATCACCTCGACGGACAACGCCGGGGGCACGAGCAACCGCACCTTCACCGCCACCATCACCGACCGGACGAACGCCGTCTACGGAGCCGTCACGCAGCAGCGCGTCGGCATCATCTCTACCGAGGAATAACATGGACAACATCCAGACCCAGCAGCTGACCCTGCTGGCCCGTAAGGCTCTCCTGCAGGACGAGCTCAAGCAGATTGAGAGCGCCCTCGGCCAACTCGCTGCAATCGCGCAGTTTATCTCTGCGAACGCCCCGAAGGACGTCTCACCGGACGAACTTCAGAAAGCACCTGAAGCCTAAGAGGTAAGACCATGTCAACCAACGCGCAACTGTCGCAGCAGATCAACACCCTGCTGGCCTCGTGGAATAGCCGCGAGGCACAGTTCCGCGCTTGGTTGGCGGGCACTTCTAACGGGGGCCCCAACGGCGACGGCAAGTACCCCTTGTCTGACGCCTCGGGCTCGACCCAGCTGGTGGACTGTCCAGCGAAGCTCTCGGACACCGTGGGTGGGCCTGCGGGTCTCTCGGTGGCTGCCAAGCTGGCATCCGAGACCGCGCGGGACACCGCCATCGCTGCGAAGGATCGCGCGGTGCAGGCCGAGAGCTCGATCACCACGCTCCACACCCAGACCATTTCCCACCGCGACCTCGCCAAGCTCTACCGGGATGACGCCGCAGCCTTTGCTGCTGGCCTGTCTGCCGGGAAGACTGCTGCCGAAGCGGCCCGTGACCTCGCCATTGCGGCGCGCGATGCGGCCCTCGTGAGCGAGGACAACGCGGCGATCAGCGAGACCAACGCTGCGGCCAGCGCATCAGCTGCTGCCTCGTCGGCGGCTCTCGCTGCCACCTTCAATCCCAACGCCTACTACACCAAGGTGCAGGCGGACACGCTGCTGGCTGCCAAGGCTGCCCTGTCGCACACCCATGCGATTGCGGACGTCACCGGCCTGCAAGCGGCGCTCGACGCCAAGCTGGCGACCGCGAACTTCACGTGGACGAACCTGTCGGGCAAGCCGACCACGTTCGCCCCCTCGGCTCACACCCACGCCATCGCGGACGTCACTGGGCTCCAGACGGCGCTCGACGGCAAGCAGCCCACCGGCGCGTACCTCACCGGCATCACGTCGGCGCAGGTGACCGGCGCTCTGGGCTTCACGCCCTACAACGCCACGAACCCCTCGGGGTACATCACCGGGATCACCTCGGCGATGGTGATCGCAGCCCTCAACTACACGCCGCTCCAGCAGAGCGGTGGTGCGGGGCAGACGGGCAGTAAGGTCTACATCGGGTGGCTCGGCTCACAGCTGGGCCTGCAGGTGGACACCACCAACTTCGGCGCGGCTTGGCCGATCAACGTCACCGGCAACGCTGCGTCTGTCACCAGCATCACTTCGGGACAGGTCACGACTGCCCTCGGGTTCACCCCGGCGAACAAGGCGGGCGACACCTTCACCGGGGCGATCACCGCCACGACTGTCACCGCCACCGGCAACCTTGTCGCCAACAGCGACGTCATCGTCGGCAATGGTAAGACTGCCAGCTATCTCTACATGAGCGACAGCGACGAGGGTCAGCGCACCCTGCACTGCAACTCCAACCGGATCGGGTTCCTGACCCAAGCCGGTGGCTGGGGCGCATGGTGTGAGGACGACGGCACTTGGGGAACGGACACCGCCTGTAACGCTCCGGTCTTCTACGACCGCAACGACACGGGCTACTACCTGAACCCCAACGGTACGACCCAGCTGAACACCCTGCAGATCGCGGGCCTGTGCATCGGGCGCTACAACGCTGGCACGGACGTCAACACGGCGAACGACACCGGGTCCTTCTCGGTGCGCGGCGATGTCAACAACGTGGCTGCTATGTCGTTCCACCGTGCCGGTGCCTACGCTGTGAACATGGGCCTCGGCCTCGACGCGGTCTTCCGTATCGGTGGCTGGTCGATGCAGTCGAACTGCTTGCAGATTTTCGGCAGCGGCGCAGTCCAAGCCCTCAACGACTTCCGAGCGCCGATCTTCTACGACAGCGCCAACACCAGCTACTACGTCGATCCTGCGGCCACCGCGACGTCCGTCAACGTGGCTGGAACGATCACCGCCGGTGGCAACGTCACTGCCTACTCGGACGCCCGCGTGAAGGCCAACGTGGTCCCCATGGGGAACGCGCTGGGCCGCGTGGCGCGCATCCGGGGTGTGACCTACACCCGCACCGACCGGCCCGACACCGAGCGCCGCCACGGCGGGGTGATCGCGCAGGAAGTGGAAGCTGTCCTGCCGGAAGCCGTGTTTGACACCGGGCCGATCAAGGCGGTGGACTATAACGCCATCGTCGGGCTGCTCGTGGAAGCCGTCAACGAGCTCCGCAGCGAGGTCGAGGACCTCAAAGGAAACCCATCATGACCCTGACCTACACTTGGGCCGTCACCGGCCTCAAGCGGATGGACGCCGGGGCCCTCGAGGGTGTCATCGTGCAGACCTTCTGGACCTGCACCGGCACCAACGAGGACGGCGTCTCTGGTACCTTCCGGGGTGCCACTCCGTTCAAGCTGGAAGACGTGGACCCCGCCACCTTCAAGCCCTTCGCCGAGCTCACTGAGGCCGACGTCGTGGGCTGGATCAAGGGTGTCGTCGTGGGCGACTACAAGGCGCACGTCGATGAGCAGATCGAGAAGCAGATCACCGCACAGGCGATTGTCTCGCTGAACGCCGACGAGCTCCCATGGGCCGCTAACCCGTGACCCTTCCTGCCTCGGGAGCGATCTCGCTCTCGCAGGTGAACACCGAACTCGGACGCTCTGCGACCGCGCCGATCTCCCTTGGGGAGACTGCCGTGCGGAACCTCGCAGGCGTCCCCTCGGGGCCGATCTCGCTGTCCAACCTGTACGGCAAGAGCGGCGTCACCCTGACGATCACCCCTGCGGGTCGGTCGGAAAGCGGCACGACCTCGTCCCGCACCTTCGGCTCGTTCACCGTATCGGTGTCCGGCGGCACCCCCACGGCCTACTCTTGGTCCGTCTCGAATGCCGCCAACGGTACCTTCACGGCTGGCTCAACCGCCACCACCGCGACCACCAGCCCGACCGTCAGCACGGTCGTCTCTGGTGACACCGCGACCGCAACCCTCACCTGCACCGTCACTGTTGGCGGTGTGAACTACGTCGCCTCTGTCCCGCTCACCTACGCGCGGACCGGCGGCGTCTAACCAAGGACACCACATGACCTATCTCGCCATCTTCGTGCTTGCCGTCTTCGCTGCTGCAGGCACCGCCGCCGTCCTCTGGGCGTACAGCCAGCCGTCGGAACCTGAAGGCGACAAGCTGGGCGGCTACCACTCTCCCCTCACCGACGTGCGGACGAAGTAACTCCCATGGACTGGGGGGCCCTCAAGGATCGCCTGTTCGAAGCCGCTGCCGCTGCTGCCCTCTTGGGTAGCGGCGCGCAGGTGGTCGGCAACACGGTGGACATTGCCAAGCAAGACACGCGCCTCGCGCGGGTTGAGAAGCTCGATGAGCGTCTCGAAAACATCCAGCAGAACGTCGCGGAGACCCGCGAGACTGTCGTGAGGCTGGAAACCAAACTGGAGAAGTGAACCATGAGCCGCGCAAGTGCGGACCTCATGGACCTACTGCATGGGCTCGTCGCTGACGGGCTCAAGCAGGAGCTCGAGCGCGCCATGGAAGCGAAGGATGAGGAAGGCAACGCCGTCCCCATCAGCCCCCAGCTGCTCGACAAGGCCATGAAGTTCCTCAAGGACAACGGCATCGACGCCCCGAAGGCGTCACCCAAGGTGGACGCGCTGGCGTCCCAGCTGGCTGGCCTCGACCTCGACCTCGATGATGTCGCTATCGAGAACCGCCTCAATTGACCTCTGCTGATCTACTCCGGGGGAGCTTCTTGAAGTTCCTCTGGTACGTCTGGGTGAAGCTGCTGCTCCTGCCGCAGCCCACTCGCGTACAGCTAGACATCGCCCGCTTCCTCGTGGGCGGTCCCAAGCGCCGGTTCATTCAGGCGTTCCGTGGGGTAGGCAAGACCTTCCTGACCGCAGCCTATGTGGTCTGGCGTCTCTGGAACAACCCCGACCTCAAGATCATGATCGTGTCGGCCAACGAGGCCTTCGCGAACGAGATCGCATCATTCATCAAGCAGATCATCGACCACGAAGCTGGCGACGATCTGTGGGCCGAGCTCCGCGCCAAGCAGGGCCAGCGTCAGTCCACGCTGATCTTCGACGTGGGCCCCGCCAAGGCCGACAAGTCGCCCTCGGTTAAAGCCGTCGGCATCACCGGCCAGCTGACCGGCAGCCGCGCCGACATCGTCATCTCGGACGACGTCGAGGTCCCCAAGAACTCCGAGACGGAGACCATGCGTGAGAAGCTGGTAGGGAAGACCGCCGAGTACGCCGCTATCCTCAAGCCCAACGGCGAGATCATCTATCTGGGTACGCCTCAGTCGGAGCAGTCGATCTACCGTGGGCTCCCCGAGAAGGGCTACGAGGTCCGCATCTGGCCGGCTCGTTACCCCCTCGTGGACAAACTGAACAACTACGGGGGCTTCCTTGCTCCCATGCTGCAGAAGGACCTGCTGGAGAACCCGGAACTCGCCAAGTGTACCGCTAGTACACTGGGGGGTGCCCCGACGGACCCCGACCGCTTCACCGACCTCGACTTGCTCGAGCGTGAGAACGAGTACCGGGCTGCGGGCTTCCTGCTCCAGTATCAGCTCGACACGACCCTGTCGGACGCCGAGCGGTACCCGCTGAAGACCCGGGATCTCATCTGCCTCGACCTCGACAAGAAGATCGCCCCTGCCCGCCTCGTCTGGGGTTCTGGGCCGGATCAGGTGATCAAGGACATCGAGAACGTCGGCTTCGACGGAGACAGGCTCCACCGCCCCGTCTTCACGTCCCCAGAGTTCCTAGCGTACACCGGCGCTGTCATGCACATCGACCCCTCGGGCCGAGGACGCGACCGCACCACCTACGCCGTCACCAAGTTCCTCGCTGGCTACATCTTCGTGGTCGCATGGGGCGGATTCCAAGACGGGTACGGTGAGGAGACGCTGCGTGAGCTTGCAAGGATCGGCTCGGAGCATGAGGTGAACCTCTACGCCCCCGAAGACAACTTCGGCGACGGGATGTTCGGCAAGCTGCTCGAGCCCTACGTGAACGCCATCAGGCCCTGTCGGGTCGAAGGCTACCGCGCCACCGGCCAGAAGGAGCTCCGCATCCTTAGCCAGCTGGAGCCGGTCATGAAGCAGCACCGCCTCGTGATCGACACCGACGTCGTCAGGGGCGACCTCAAGAACCCACAGGTACACTCTGGGCTCTTCCAGATCACCCATATGCACGGGGCGCGCGGCGCACTGAAGCATGACGACATGGCCGACGTCCTCGCTGCCAGCGTAGGGCACTGGGCTGAGTACCTGAACGCCGACGCCAAGGCCCTCGAGGCCGAACGCAAGCGCAAGGCGGACAAGGAGTGGGAAGCCAAGATGATGGGATGGACGGTGGGGCGTAGCTTCACCGCAGGCTCCCGTAATCTGCTCCAGCGAGGCCGAGGAAGGCCCGTGAAGGGACGCCGCTAGGCGAGTACCCCAAGAGCCCCTGAAGGCCCTGAGCGAGTCCCTCTGGGGAATCCTGGGGGTACTGCTGGGCACTGCTGGGACCATGGGGGTGAGGAGTAGGTGATGGACACCCACCCCCACCCCCTGATCCCCTCTGAGGGTACCGCTGGGATGCTGGCTAAGGAGCACCCCACCCACGGCTGCATCTTAGGGTACCTATAGTGGTACCTTATTCCATCCCCCCGTAGGTGCGGGCTAATTGGCACTTTTTGAAACCCGATTGGTTTTGCTGCAAAAATCTGAAGCGGGAACGCAGGGGCGTTGTCAGCCCCCAGCCCCCCATAGGGCCCCGGCGGTAGGCCATCGGTACCGCGCGCGGTCCTCTATTCCTGCCCTATCCGGGCCCCGCCCTATGGCGCGATATGGTGGCACGATAAGGCGCGGGCCTAGGTTTCCCGGGCTTTCAATAGTACCGCTTAGGGGATCGTGCCACTAGGCCACCATCGGGGCACCGGCGGGGCACCTAGGGTACACGATAGGGCACCGGGCCTGCCTTGCGTTTGCTTTCGCCGTCCGTCCGCCACGCCCTGCTTTTTTCGTGGCACCATCGGTACACCATCGGGGCACCGGATAGGGCACCGGCAATGCCACCATCGGTACACCGGCGGGGCGGGCTTGGCGGGGCACCATCGGGGCACCGGCAATGCCACCATCGGCAAGGCCCCTATAGAGAACCCCGCGCGTTATCTTCTCTAGGCACCATCGGGGCACCGGCGGGGCCTGCCTGATCCAT